ATACCTTCAAAACTAGCGGCAAAATAAAATATGAGAATAATTTTATAATTCTAGTAAATTTCATTAAACACCAAAATTATAACCCTAATATGAAAAAGGCAGCGATTGAGTGTTACAATAATTTGCCTAACATAGTGAAAATAAAAGATTTATATATCTCTAACTTAAAGCCTTTGGAAGCCTTTGAAACCCTTTCAAACCATTTGGGAATGGTTCGGAAAGTAGAAGATGAAAGTGAAGAAGAAAGAGAAGATGAAGAAGAATCTAAAAAAGAAGAAACTATAGATAAAAGTTTGGAAACGATTGAAAAAATATTCTTAGAAAAAACAAAAGACATTTGGAGTGAATCGGTAGCCAAAAAAGAAGCAGATAAGTTTTATAATTTTTACGCATCAAAAGGTTGGAAGGTAGGCAAAGAAAAAATGAAGTCATTACCACATGCAATCGGTGGATGGATTAGTAGAAACGATAAACCCGATTTTTCACCTAAACATAGTACAAACGAAATTAAATTCCCACGCTAATGACATACGAAGATTACGGAATAGAATTAAAGTCGAATAAGACAAGCGGGGAAGTAGTTACAACTTGTCCGCAATGTTCACATTCTCGCAAAAAGAAAAAGGATAAATGTTTATCGGTTAACTTGGATAAAAAGGTTTGGCATTGCAACCATTGTAGTTGGAAGGGGTTTTTAAAAGAAGAAGTTAAGAAAGAATACTTTAAACCGATTTTCACCAATAGAACTAACTTAGGCGAAAGAGAGTTAGCATGGTTTGAAAAAAGGGGAATAAGTAGCGCAACACTGAACCACTTCAAAATTACTTGCCAGGTTGAATGGATGCCACAAAAAAACGCAAACGTAAATACAATCGGGTTTAATTACTTTCGAGATGAAGAATTAATCAATACGAAATTTAGGGATGCAGAAAAGAATTTCAAACTTGTAAAAGATGCAGAATTGATTTTTTTTAATTTAAACGCATTAAAAAATCAAAGTGAGGTATACATATGCGAAGGTGAGATAGACTGTCTTACATTGCATCAAAGTGGGCTAATTAACGTAATATCCGTTCCTAATGGTGCGCAACTTGGAAACAATAATCTGATTTACTTGGAAAACTGCCTAAAAGAAGTAGAACATATTACTAAATTCCACTTATGCACAGATAATGACCAAGCAGGTAGAAAGCTAAGACACGACCTTGCAGAAAGATTCGGGTTTGAGAATTGCGATTATATCGTTTTTGGAGATTGTAAAGACGCTAACGAATGCCTGCAAAAATACGGGGCTGAAAAAGTGATGGAATACGCACTTAGACCGATTCAATTCCCACTTGAAGGTAGTTTTACAATTAGCGATTTATCAGATGAGATAGACGATTTCTACGTTAACGGATTACCTAAAGGTGCTAAAACGGGTATTCCAGATATAGACGAATTACTTTCGTTTCATGAAGGATATATCAGCGTTTTAACGGGTATTCCTTCGCATGGTAAAACTACTCTTTTAGACTTTCTTTTAGTGAGATTACTTGTTAATGAAGGTTGGGCAGGTGCTTTCTATTCGCCCGAAAACAAACCTACTAAACTTCATTTCAGTAAAATTGCTCAGTTACTTACGGGTAAGAGTTGGGATGGATATAACAGATTGACAAAAGCAGAGTTAGAAATGGTAAAAGAGTTTTTAGATGAGATATTTTGGTTTATCAAACCTGAAAAAGATTATACCATAGATTCGATTCTGTCAAGTGTTTTACAACTCAAAAGAAGGAAGGGGATTAAATTCTTTGTGATAGATGCTTGGAATAAGTTAGAACATTTAGAAGATTCCACAACGTACATAGGTAGGGTATTGGATAAAATAGCGGTATTTTGCGAAACAAACCATGTTCATTGCTTTTTGGTTGCTCACCCTACCAAGATGAAAAAGCAGCAAGATGGATTAACTTATGAGATTCCAACCTTATACGATATTTCAGGAAGTGCTAACTTTTACAACAAGGCAGATACTGGACTTTCAATTTACCGAGATTTTGAAAAGAACAAAACCTACTTAATTGTCCAAAAGATTAAGTTTGAACATTGGGGTAAGACGGGCAAGATTGAGTTAAACTACGACCCGATAAGTAGAAGATACTATTTAGGTGAATTAGATAGGATGCCATACATAAAAGAAACTTTAGACGGCATTAAACTAAACCTTTACCGAAATGAAGATGAATTTATACCTGCTAAACTCCCATTCTAATGATAACAACTATACCAACTACTTACAAGGATATTAAATTTCGCAGCAGATTAGAAGCGAGATGGGCGGTTTTCTTTGATACTTTAGGCATAACCTACCGATACGAGTTTGAAGGCTTTAAACTGAATGATGGTGAATATTACCTACCTGATTTTTATCTACCTCAATACGCTATTTACTGCGAAGTAAAACCGACTTGGGAAGAAGTAGCCAAAAACGAAGCCACGTTTAAAAAGTTTGGATTAACTAAACAATGGCTACTTTTACTTGTCGATACGCCTAATATGAACACTACACGACTTTACTCTTATGGCGATTATACTAATGTAGTGCCTTTTGTTAATCTACTGATTTCAAAGTATGGCAACTTTTGGGGCAGTAGTTACCAAGATGGAAGCGATAAGGATAAGTTTAGGGACTACAACCTTTTTAAATTAGCTTGTGAAACGGCTGAAAAGTATATTTTCTATTAATAAACGAATTTTTAACCACCTAAAAACCAAACAGATATAAATTTAGTTTAATAATTTAATTTATTTATTTGTTTGTTTGTTAGGGAAAAACCCTAGGGCAAAACCCTAAGATAAAAAAACCCTAATTTAAAACCCTATTCAGGGCTTAAAGTAACAATTTGAGTTGTGGGCGTTTCTTTAACAAGATTAAAAATCGCTCCAGTTTTCAAATCGACTTCGTACGCCATTTTAATGGCGGTAATATCAGTCGTAGCAACAGCTTGAATCATTTTTTCGTAAATAAATGATCGTTGTTTTCCTAATGGCAATGTGTTAGATGTGGCTTCTGATTTACCAATTATCGAATTAAGTTGATTTATGTTTAACTTCCGCGTATCAGTCAAAACTGAAGTTTTGATCTGACCGGGGTCTAAATGCGCCTTGCCAATGGTACGGCAGCGTTGCATTTGTCCCAACGGTGGTGGTTCACATAAGTCGGAAGTTTTGTCGTACCCGTCAACCAAATAATTTGATTGAAACGTAATTAAAGGATTGTAATAATTGTCATTAACAAGAAAATAATTGCCGGGTCCTTGATATACTTTACCGTACAACGGTACGTTATCAACATCGTCGGCTTCATCGTTGCCACTTGAATTCACAGTCCGATTTTGCATCTTCAAACTAGACTTTGAATATAACAAAACTGAACATCGTTTCAAATTGTATTTGCCGATGTATTCATTGCCAACCAGAGGCGTGGTGGCAACTGATTGGCGATATACCAGCATATCGCAAAATGTAAGATGAGCATAAGTGCCGCTAAGTCCCTTCCACCATGTGGCAAAGGCTGTAGCAAAACCTTGCACTGATTGAATAGGAGAAATCGTAAAAGTATGAAACAATAAACCGCCAGTTGGAGATATCTTATAAGACATCTCAATCAACACATTACGTCCGCTACCGCCAACCATAATATCAGTGTTGACATTTTGCACTGTGATTCCAAGTGCTCGCGAAGCTACGGCTTTGGCTAAAGCCAAAGAAATATCATTTATCAACTGATCCTTGCCATAATTTGCATGCATCAATAAAATGCTTTGATATTTAAGCAATGCACTGCCAGAAATCGTTGATCCTTGCTCGCGGGTAAAATACACTCCGCTTTTTTGGAATGTATCAGGAGTGGACCGAAGCCCTTTTGGAGCACTGACTATGCCAGCAGATGAACTGCTGGCTGCCGACATATTTCGATATTTGGATGCTTTCTTTGCTTTGCGGATAGGAGCAACAGTACGACTGCGGCTGCGCATTACAACGTCAGACATACTGCGCCGCCTACCACCTGGAGTAGGATATGCTGATGCTGATCGTTGTCTATTAGCTGGAGTACGGCTACGGCCTCTACGGGGTGTTACTGGAGCCATCGATTCACTACGTTCTCGTTTGTTTGTTTTTTCGTTTTGAGAAAAAGAATTTATGAGCTTCTTTCCGAGCTTGTATCCAGAGTGCGCAAACGCCGCATATTTACTCGCTTGATAAGCTTTAATACCGCCAGCAGCAACAGAATCACCGTATTTACTAGCATAGTAAGCCCAGTGAGGGCGCTGTTGCCATCTTCTGAACTCGGGGCTACCATAACCTGATCCGGGCATAGATTTTTTTTAAGAAAAGATTTTTGAGACTACTCAACCGACCTTACGATCTTGTCTCGTGTCTCGCCGCTCTAGTAAGTAATACTGCGGCGAGACACAGCAACCCAACCGAACACTTGTGGGCATTCGGGTCTCAAGGCTTGCTTAATCTTTTCACTCATATGGGCCCATACGGGTCCGTCACCGGACCGCTCCTGGGACTCCCCTCTTGCCTAGCCCCCTCAAAGGGGGCTGGCGCTCACCCCCCAACCCCCCTCGGTGTCCCTCGAGGGGGGCTCTGTGGCCGCAAGCGGCCTCCAAACAGAGATTCTGTTTTGTGGCTTAGATTTGTTCTATCACATTCTACAGTGTTCGATCAATTTTTCGGTTACGGTGGATCACAATTTGATCAAAATTTCAAAAAAGCATAAATACCCGGGTAATTTTCCCCTTTTTCAATGCCACCGCGACAACATCCAAAGGCACGCTATTGGCTGTTAACAATTCCCTATGCCAATTGGAATCAACCTGCCGTTCTTCCCGCCGGAGTATGCTACCTCCGAGGTCAACAGGAACGTGGAAACGCCGATGGCTACCACCACTGGCAATTACTTGCCATCTACCAACAACAGGTTCGATTACCGGCAGTCAAGCGTACATTCGGAGACCGAGCGCACGCCGAGCCCAGTAGATCAGACGCCGCAGACGCCTACGTCTGGAAGGAAGATACCCGAGTTGCCGGTACGAATTTCGAGCTTGGAGCCAAACCAGTACGCAGAAATAACCCTGGCGATTGGGCCGCCGTCAAGAGTGCAGCATGTGAAGGACGGCTGGACGATTTGCCGCCAGACATATTCGTGCAACATTACCGGACCTTGCGAACAATTGCTGCTGACTATGCTAAGCCAATTGGCGTCGTTCGCAGGGTTATCGTATACTGGGGTCCAACTGGAGTCGGGAAGTCTAGACGAGCATGGGAACTCGCTGGTATCGATGCGTATCCGAAAGATCCTAACAGTAAATTCTGGGATGGATATCGTGCGCATAAGACAGTGGTTATCGATGAATTCCGAGGGCTTATTAACATCAGCCACATCCTCAGATGGTTCGACCGTTATCCGGTGCTTGTTGAAATCAAAGGATCCGCAACCGTCTTTTGTGCTGAGACTGTTTATGTAACCAGCAACTTGCATCCAAGAGATTGGTACCCTGACTTGGACGAATCAACCAAGCTCGCTCTGCTTCGCCGTTTGGAAATCGTTGAATGTCCATTACCACTTTATTAATAAATTTATGCTAAAAATTCATACAAGGGCACGGTCATATTACTGTATGAAGGCTTAAAAATAGCCGCACAATAATAATTGTGCTCATAAGCAATTTTAACACCAGTTGCACCGGCTAAACCTATAACTTTATCTAGAATCATAACCCTAAATTTACCTAGGTTAGATCTAGGGTTTGGCACAGCAATACCGGCTAAAGCCGGATCAAATTGTTGGAAACAAACATAAGCAAGATAATCAAAACGCACGCTAAATTTTGATACTAAACCTGAAGTTTTAATTTCGCCGGGATTGATACCTAATTTGCCATCTTGTTTGGCAAATCTGATTTGCTTACGCTGCCATGGTTCATTCAATAAATTGCTAGCGTTTGAAGTTTCTGCAATAATACCACGTTTAAAGTGGATATTATACTGTCGAGTATCAGCACCAGGAGTAACTGATCGTGGGCACATGATCTGGATACCAGATCCTGTGCCACTATACGATTTTCCGTAAATCGGAACATTGTTAACGTTGTCAGCCTGATTGTCGGCTGCTACCGTCAAAGATTGATTCTGCATCTTCAAATCAGATTTGATGTACAAATCAATTTTGGCACCGGTCAATTGTATTTCGGTGCGAGGTTTTTTAGCTGAGGTGGCTGGAGTATACGTCAACGCAGCGATTACAACGCCTTGATTGCCTACATATCCGGGCGAAACTGAATTGCCATTGACCCAAGCACGCAATAAATCAGTAAGGCGCACCACTAATGATCGAAATCCGCCAACGGCTCCAATATGTGCTGCTATTAATGTGCTGGTACAAGTGGATGGATCTTCAGCTTGTTGACGACGACCAACAAATTGGAATGTATCACCAATAGTAAAATCTGCGCCGCGCAATACATCGTCCCAACTGGTAACTGGTAAATTCATTTTCGCAAACAGTCGCTTAACAATACTGGCCATAGCAGTATACATCACTTGCTCCGTTGCAAATGTACCGTGGCCGACAATCACTGTCGGATTGCCAGACGAATCCAAAGTTTGCGAATATTCCGTATTCAATGAAATGCCTTTGTTTTCATACATGGCTTTAATCGGCATACGGCGGTTGCGGCTCTTAACCTTGCCGCTAAGCCGACCATAAGTTACCAGCTGTCGCTTAGCTGTTACAGCACCTAGCTTAGCTTTACGGGACTTGTACTGGGCTTGTCGTCTGGGAGTAGTCTTCATAGATTTAGAACTACTGCTGGAGTAGCTAAGTCGTCGTTTCACCGGAGGCATGTTTGTTTGTTCTTTTTGAGAAAAAGAATCTAAGAGCTTGCGTCCGAGCTTGTATCCTGAGTGCGCAAGCGCCGCATATTTGCTCGCTTGATAAGCTTTAATACCGCCAGCAGCAACAGAATCACCGTATTTGCTAACATAGTAAGCCCAGTGAGGGCGCTGTTGCCATCGTCGAAACTCGGGACTGCCATAGCCAGATCCGGGCATATAGATATTTTTTTTAAGAAAAGATTTTTGAGACTACTCAACCGACCTTACGATCTTGTCTCGTGTCTCGCCGCTCTAGTAAGTAATACTGCGGCGAGACACAGCAACCCAACCGAACACTTGTGGGCATTCGGGTCTCAAGGCTTGCTTAATCTTTTCACTCATATGGGCCCATACGGGTCCGTCACCGGACCGCTCCTGGGACTCCCCTCTTGCCTAGCCCCCTCAAAGGGGGCTGGCGCTCACC